GGTGATGGTTTTTGTATGGGTAATATTATGAAGTATGCTATGCGTTATGGTAAGAAACCTGATCCTGTTACTGGAGAAAATAAAAATCAAGGTGACTTGTTAAAAATTATACACTACGCTATAATAGCTATACACTTGTGGGTAGAGGAGAAAACAAATGCTAAGTAGATTATTATATATGATTCCGTTTATTGGAATGGTAGTAGGTTCTTATTTTATATGGTCTGCAGATATAAAAGTCGCAATATTAATGGCAGGGTTAGCTCTAACACAAAGCCTAATATGTTTTGCTTATCTTGTATTTCAGATTATGCTTAACGGAACAGAAGGAACATTAGAAGTAGAAGTACAGTTATGGGATGCTCTTATGCCTGTTATCTTTTTGATGCTATCTTCTACAATATTTTTATTATTAACAACACAATTCGCAGAGACATTTTTAATATGAGTACAGAACAAAACAATGTAGGACTACCTACAAACTATCAACAGTTTATACATCTAAGCAGGTACGCTAGATGGAACGAAGATAAACAACGTAGAGAAACTTGGAACGAAACAGTATCTCGATACTTTGATTTCTTTGAAACACATCTTAAAGAAAACCACAACTTAAGTAAGTCACAGTTTGATGAGACTAGAAAGTACTTAGAGAAAGCTGTACTGTATCTAAACATTATGCCAAGCATGAGAGCATTGATGTCAGCAGGTACAGCATTACAAAAAGATAATGTTGCAGGATTTAACTGTAGCTATGTAGCTGTAGATAATGTCAGAGCTTTTGATGAAACATTATACATACTTATGTGTGGTACTGGTGTTGGGTTTAGTGTTGAGCGTCAATACATAAATCAATTACCAGATCTTCCAGAAGATTTGTTTCCTACTGATACAGTTATTAAGGTAGCTGACTCTAAGATTGGGTGGGCAAAAGCATATAAAGAATTATTATCCTTGCTTTATGTAGGACAAATACCTACATGGGATGTATCTAACATCAGACCTTATGGTGCTAGACTAAAAACATTTGGTGGTCGTGCTAGTGGTCCTGCTCCGCTTGAAGAGTTATTTGATTTTACTATCAACATATTCCGTGATGCTATTACAAAAGGACAGCGTAAGCTAGTGTCCATAGATTGCCATGATTTGATGTGTAAGGTCGCAGAAGTGGTAGTCGTAGGTGGAGTAAGGCGAAGTGCTTTAATCTCTCTCAGCAACCTCTCAGACAACCGTATGCGCAATGCTAAGTCAGGTGCATGGTGGGAAGATAATCAGCAGAGAGCTTTGTCTAATAACTCTGTATCTTACACAGATGCTGCAGAAACTGGTGCGTTTATGCGTGAATGGTTATCATTATATGAATCTAAAAGTGGTGAACGTGGTATCTTTAATCGTCAAGCAGCAGAGAAACAAGCTGCTAAGAACGGAAGAAGAGAAGAGTATAAACATTTCGGATGTAATCCATGTAGTGAAATCATCCTACGCAACAAACAGTTTTGCAATTTAACTGAGGTTGTTGTTAGACCTGACGATAATGAAGATACTTTAATAGCTAAAGTAAAAGCTGCTACAGTTCTTGGTACGTTTCAAGCTACGCTTACAAACTTTAGATACTTGACAAGTAAGTGGAAACATAATACAGAAGAAGAATCTTTACTTGGTGTATCTCTTACAGGGATCATGGATAATAAAGATATGATAAATGGTAAAATAGATTTAGATAAATTAAAAAATATATCTATTGATATGAATAAAGTATGGGCTAAGAAGCTAGGTATTCCCCAATCAGCAGCCATAACTTGTGTCAAACCTAGTGGAACAGTTAGCCAACTGGTCGATAGTGCTTCTGGTATTCACACTAGACATAGCCCATACTACCTTCGTACAGTAAGAGCAGATAAAAAAGATCCGTTAGCTAGGATGATGGTTGATGCAGGAGTATACCACGAAGATGATCTTACTAAACCAGAACATACTTTGGTATTTTACTTTCCAATGAAGAGTCCTAAAGGTGCGTTGACTAGAAAAGATTTGTCAGCTACTGAACACTTAGAAGTCTGGAAAGATTATCAAGATAAATGGTGTGAACACAAACCCTCTGTAACTATCTCAGTAAAAGAAGATGAATGGTTAGAAGTAGGTGCTTGGGTATATAAAAACTTTGATGATATATCTGGTATCTCTTTCCTTCCATACTCAGATCACTCATACAAGCAAGCTCCCTATCAGGAGATAACTTACAATGAGTATAGGAAATGGCTAAAGAAAACAACGGATGTTGTTGACTGGTCTAAGATTACTGAATATGAAACAGAAGACAATACTGAAAATACTAAAGAGCTTGCGTGTAGCGCAGGTACATGTGAGATTATTTAATGCCTAAGAAAACCGAAGCAAACTTAATAAGTTTTAAAGTCCTCCTCAACAGAGACAATCAATTAATAACTGAACTTTCAATGCTCCCTGAGAAACATATTGATAGATTGTTTCATGTTGACGAGGCTTGGATAATCCGTAATGTAATAAAGAAAAGCAAAGATAAACTTTTCAATTTGCACGATCACTTACAAGGTGAACTACAAGCATTACAGGATAGATGATACCTATTTAATCTTTATAGATACAGGTTTGTCTTCTTCTGGAACAATACGTTCCATTTTAATAGTCAACATTCCGTCTTTAAGTTTAGCATCTTTGATTTCAATATCATCAGCAAGATTGAAACTTCTTTTAAAGTTTCTATTTGCTATACCTCTGTGAAGAGTTTTAAAATCAGCAGGGTAATCTTCACTAATTGAAGAACCTTTAATTGTTAATGTATTTTTTTCTTGAACAACATCTAAGTCTTCTTTAGATATACCTGCAACTGCCATCTTAAGTTCATAAGTATTTTCTTTCTTGGTCATGTTGTAAGGGGGATAACCTGAACCTCTATCAATATTTTGCAAGCGATACATGTCGTTGAACAAAGCATCGAATCCAATAAATGAGTTTGAGAATATAGGTTTAGTGAGGTCTAATAAGAATTTATTAGTCATAGTATTTACTCCTTTTTATTAAGCAAGTGTTATTGTTATTATTGGCGCACATTATGCCACACCAATACTTATATTATAAGGTCAGATTTAAACTTTGTCAAGTTTTTTTAACTTCCTTGACGTATTGTTATTGTAGAACTGCTTCCACCATTCGTAGTAATCTGATTTACTTTACCTTCTTGTTCTATTGTTATATTGTAAGATCCTGCTTTATCTACTTTCATTTCTAGTGTGTCTTCTATAGTTCTTAGAAACTTTAAATGCGTATCAGTTATGAAGGTACTTATCTGTGTGTCACTATCGTATCCTACTGCTGTACCTTTTACTCCGTCAGCCGATAAAGATTTCTCAGCTTTACTAAGTTCATCAACCTCTTGTATCACATCAAGAAGATCTTCTAAAAAATTACCTGCTAGATAATCTATGTCTAGCTCTGTGTATTCTAATTCGTTATCTTTTAGTTCGTCTGTGTCAAGCTCGTTAAAGTCTAACAAGTCTACATCAAGTATGTTATCTGCTACTGTGTTACCTTCATCTGATTCTGATTCTTCTCTTTGTGGTGGATTAACAATTAACATATTATCTATCATGTCTATGCTTAGATCTAATATAACCGAAGGAGTTGGTGCAGTTTCAAAGTTATAAACTGTGGTAGCTTCATAAGGTTTGGTAAGTACTACTTGTCCTAACGCTGTGTTAACTGTTATCTCACCACTTGCATCACCAAGCTCATCAGGTAAAAGTATTACGAGAGCTTCTCCAGTTTCTTTTACAGTTATTGTAAAGTCTGTACCTCTTATTCCAATGGTAGCAGCGTGTGTCCTTACAGTAATGTTGTCGTTAGGTATACGTTTCTTTTTACTGGATATAAATCTACCAGTACCCTTAACAAAGTTAAGAGCCATGCTAGACTTACTTGGGTTTGGATCGAACACAAACTCATCAATAATAACATTACTGTGTTCTGTTAAACGTATGGTAGTTTCATCTCTAAACGTAACACCCATCCTGCCCTTTGCAGTTTCAAGTTTATCCATAGCATTAAGAGAAAAGTCTATAGCACTTTCGTATGGTTTGTCTCTTACTACTCTGGTGTTTCCGTTTAGTTCTGTAATACTTCCTATATCAACATCCAACTGCTGTGCCTTGATCGTCCTGATTAACGCATACTGTTCCGTTGTTTCCGTCAGATGTAATGTGCAACCAATCGTTATCCAAAGTAGACTGCTGATCAACATCAAACGACCTTGAGTTACCATCGTGTTCCAACTTGAAATACCCAGACGCATACCCATCTCCATCATAATTAACTGTGTTACTGTCACCATCAAGATCTATGTAGTTTGTAGCAGAGTCTACATCTAAATCAATGTTCACAGTATTCGAATCTCCTTGTACTATAGTGTCTATATCTGCACCACTAGCCAAGCTGTTAGTAGCTAGGTCAAGAGTAAATGTATTTGTACTACCATCAACATCTACATTAACATTTGCATTGTCTGCTGAGTAAGTATTAGTAGGATCAACTTGAATAGTAAAAGAGTTTGTATCTCCGTCAAAATCAAATATACCAGTAAAGGTATCTGAGTTTATATCACCAAGCATTTTGTTGTTGTTACCTATTTGATTTACATCTAGCGTCATTGTAGTACCATCAAGATCAAATGGAGTCATAGATCCATGTGTTGATAATAGTCCACCTATTATGTTACCGCTTCCAAGTTGTTCTAAATCTATGTTAGCTGTCGCACCGACTTGATCTACATAGATCTCATTATCATCAGCTATTACGCTACATGATATAAGTAACAATAAGCTAATTAGTTTCTTCATATTCCCAATACCCCCTGATTATTCCTGTTTTAATTATTTCTAACACACCTTCTTCTATTGCCTGTTGAAGAGCTATTGAACTTGATTCATTTTCTGATGCTCCTCCTTCTATCTCTACAAGCTCTGTTCCATTAGAAACAAACCGAAACAAATCTTGAGAAAGTCCTACTGATATAACACTCTTACTAACTAACACTTCTACTAATACTTCTCCTGTTGAAACAGAAACTAGCCTAAGTGAAATAGTTATTAAGTCTTCTCTGTACTTTTTACTTGAACCTATTCCCAAGTATCTAGCACCTATACCACCACTTCTAATATTAGAATCTATTGAAATCACAGCACCTTGAACCAATAACCCTGCCAGTAAAAGAGGTTTCACGCTACTGTCCTCTTCAAAAGATTCCCTTGTACTGCGTATAAGTTGTCTTTCTTTAGTTAAACTGTCAAGACCTACACGTTCTGCTACTTGGAAAAATTTTCCATTTGCTGCATGTTTTAAAGCACGAATAAGAAATGCTTCTGGTGCTTGTGTTATTGCTGTAGAAAATAAAGCAAACTGTCCATTGCTTCTACGCTGTCCTGTTTGATCTTTAAAACTATTAGGATAAATAGCTATAACTGGTTTTCTTTTTGCAGCAGGTATGCTCTTTAATTCTTCTGATTGTAAATCTAATACAGAAGCTTTCTCAATAATAATATAAGGAAGACCACCTTCTTCTAATAACGAACTGTATCTAGGCGCACAACTAGAAAGTAAAGCTACCGATAGGAACAGTAATGCTAGTTGTACCGCCAGTTTCATCTGTAATCGTAAGCGTGATAAGCTCATTTTCAACTTTGTATTCAATAGTGTTTCCCTCTAGCTCAAGTGAACCTGATGTTTGTGGTGTCTCTCCGAACAGTTGTTCTACCATCTGTCGTGATAGCTGTGCGTAGATGCGACTTTCTAGGTTACGAATAAACCTTGCAAGTGTAGTGTTGTCTGCTTCTCTAGCTAACTCATCTTGGTATGCTTCTATCTCTTCTTTAATATCTTTAACTCTTGTAGACTCTTGGTTCTCTATAGTAAGATAATGACTTGATGTATTTATACCAGAGAAACTAGGACTTTTAAACTTGTAAAGTATTTCATCAGCAAAAATATTTCCTTGCCAAATAAAAAAAGCTAACATATTAATTTTAATCTTTGCGCTGATCTTCACGGTCTGCTTTACTCACTTTATCTATTTCTATTAAGTTAGGAATACCTAACAAAGTTTTAAGAAGTACATCTTGTCTTACAGTTTGGTTATCAAGGGATCTTACGCGGTCAATCAATGCGACTATAATCCCATATTGAGAATCTAGTTTAGTACTAAGTCGTTCTTCCATAGCATTTAAACTAGCGTCTACCTTTTCATCAACAACATCAATTTTCTGCTCCATGCCATCAATGATTTTATTTATAAGCTTCCAAATGAAGAAACCCAATCCTAGCGCACTAGCAATCGGGAATCCTACTTGATTTATGAAGTCAATAGCTTCTTGCATTTACTTTACCACTTAACTTTGTCAGCCCAATAAGCTGCAGACATTTTACCTTTTTTAATATTTTTACCATGTCTAGCTTTAAAAGATTTACGTTTCATCTTCATACGTCTAGACTCACCTGCTTTAGGTTTACCTGCAGTCTTAGCTCCTTTCTGTCCAAAACGAATAGTCTTTATTTTATTGCCTTCTTTAGCAACTACAATGTGAGACTTTTTAGGATGGCTCGGAGTACGTTTAGGTTTATTAAAACCAGAAACACCTGCTCTTGCAAGTCTTGAATCTTTTTTCTTAGCCATTATTTCTTTTTCCTTTTTGTAGTTTTCTTTTTATGCAGTCCATGTCGAGCATGTTGTTTACCTTTAGCAGTAGCAGCACGTTTCTTTTTGTTAGCTGCTGCAAGTTTTTTTCTACCTGCAGGAGTAGACTTTAGCCTTTTAATTTTTGCAGACGGAGCATAGACTTCACCAGTTTCAGAAGACTTCTTACCGCTTGGAGTTCTCCATTTTTGTTTTGTCCACTTCTTTAAAGACTTCTGAGACTTTTTGAGTGCCATTACTTACCTCTTGCTTTTTTCTTTGCAGTTTTACTTAGCTTGTTAAAGTGAAAAAGTTTTTTACTTGTTTTAGTATGAGTCTTATTAGAATGAAGCTCACCGTTAGGCATTTTATGTGTGTTACCTTTAAACTCAGTACCATTTCTAAAGTAATGTTTAACTCCTTTAGCCATTACATCTTCTCCATATCTTGGATAGATTTGTAATCAACTTTTCCACCCATCATCATTTTCTTACGCTTAGAACCGTACATTCCACCGCCCATCATTTTCTTGCGCTTAGAATCATACATTCCACCACCCATCATTTTTTTTCTATCTTTCATTTGTATCCTCCACCTTTTGCTTTGTATTGTTTAGCTAACATCTGTGCTTTTCTTGCACTCCATTGACCTGCTCTTCCACCTTTACTACCTGCTTTAATCTTGTTAAAAAGATTTTTACGCATGGTAGGTTTAGTATAATTACCTGCTTTATTTACTGTTGATTTCTTTTTCTTTTTGACTGCCATAATAATCCAATTGATCTCTTAGTTTTATTTGTTGTTTTCTAAAATTAAATTTTTGTTTATTTCTGATTTGTTGCCGTCTAGCTTGGTTTCTAAACCCACCTTTTTTCATAACATTAAATCCTCTAATGCTTCTAATTTATCTTTAGCTTGTGCAAGTTTATCTAGTTGTTCATCCATAACTTCTACAATGTCTGCGTGTTCTCCGACACCTACACTATTTTTAAAGTATACCGATAAGTTTGCTTCGGCTTTAGCTATTTCACCTTTGTATACAGCTCTTAAAGCTTTGTATTGAGGTGTATGATTTATATTAGTCATTATCTTTATCCTTTGAATTACTTGCTCCGAAATAGAAGCTGATTACAGCACTTGCCAAACCACCAAGATAACCAAGTACTAAGTTAATTAATGCTTCTGAGTTCTGCTCTGGAGGTTGAAGTGTTACTAAGAATATATAACCCATGAAGCCACCAACAACAGCTATACCCATGATACGAGATGTCCAATCTTTAGAGAACTTTCCTCTTGCATCTTGTATGTCTGCAGTTTCTAGTGCATATAGATCAACATCTAGTTCCTTCATCCTAACTTCAAAATCTTTGTCAATCTTTTTAAGTTCTGCAAGTTGTTCAGGTGTTGCAGCCTGTACTGCTGCTTCTATTTTCTTAGGTGTTGGTTCACATCCAAGAGCATCAGCTACCATATTTGCAGCCATCGAACCCATTGGTCCACCTAGAGCTGTGCCTATAGTAGGAGCTACAGCACCTATAATATTTTTCACATTTTTAAGTAAGTTTAGTTTCATTTGCTTTCTCTTTTAGTTCCTCGTTGTTAAAGCGTATGCTTTCATTTCCTAAAATATCTTCTACTGATTGCATCGCAAGTTCTAATGGCATGTCAGGCATACCTTTTAAATGCGCACTTAACAGCTCTTCATATACTTTTCTAAACTCTTCTCGTTTAATCCAAGCAAGATCTGTTTTAGAACGCAGTTTACAGTCTATTCGATAAGCTCTGTCGAGATCATCTTCAAGATACATTATCAAAATATCTTCATCCATTGACTATCATCTGTTCTAGTCTATCTGCCCTGTTGCCTACTTGTTTTGCCCAACGACTATCAAGCATTTCCTTACCTGCTGTCTCATAGTCACCTTCTTCCATCGCACCTAAAAACTTTTTAAAGTTTAAAAGTTTTGTCAAACCTAAATTAAATATCATATTAATAATAGCTCGTTGTCTAACGTCTGTTAGATCTGCAAACCACTTGAATACTCTGGTTGCTTCTTCTTCACAAATTGTTATATCGTTGGCAAGAAGATAGTCAGACTCATCCATAGTGATACCACGCTCCTCTATGTTTCTACCCACACCCAGCGTTAAAAATCCTGCCGAGCATTTGTAAGGTCGTAGTTCTACACCTTCGTCACGTTTAAGTTCTTCAATCAGTTTCTCTTTGTTCATTTATAACCTCGTTTCGTTTTTCTAATATAGATATAAGACTAGGTCTAGTTGTTTCAAAAAAGGATTCTCCTAAATATTTACTACTTCTATCTTCTGGATTATCTTTAACATTAGAAACTGGAGGACCGCCTAGTTTAAGTTCTTGTCTATCTCTTCTTCCACGCATCGGTCTGTTTATTCTATCTTGTGTTCTTGCAGCTTCTTGAATAGTTAAACCCAACCTATCTCTGTCTAAAAATTCTTTAGCTATAGGGATATTTCTTCGTGTAATATCTTTAGCAAAAGGAACTGTTAATTCTGTTGCTGCTACTGCTGCGCTTCTAGGTCCTTCTGATTTAGTAAATACTTCAAGAAAATCATTTATAAATCCTAAAGCAGGATAAATATTTTCCAAAGTATCAACATTATAACCTTTAGTAGTTTGTTCATATATTCTTACTGCTTTTTCAACATGCCACGGAAGAACTTGACCTGAAAAAATAGCAGAATCTGATCCTTCTTTTAACGCACTTACAACATCATTTACTTTATTAAACTTTAATAATTTATTATCTACGTTTAAATCTATATCCATTTGAGTACCTTCTCTATAGTTTTCTGAAGGATTTAAAGAAATGTGAAGTTGACGTACTGCTGCATATAAAGGCATACTAGCAATCATTGCTGCAAGAAGTTTACCGTCACTATTTTCAATCCTAGAAAGTAAAGCACTTGTTTGTGTTCCTTTTGCTTGCGCCCACGATAAAAAAGTTCCTGCAAACTTTAATAATGGATTAGCACTTTGAGCAAATAATCTTCTGTTTCCTATTTGAGGTATTAACGCATCTCTATCTGCTGCTCTTAAACCTGCTCTATCTAACAATCTTTTAGCTGTAGCATTTTCGTAAGCTTCATCTATGGTTTTAAATTTACTTAAAAATAAAGCTGCTTTTTCACTCATACCTCCTGCGTTTGTAATAGCACTTACATCACTTGAAGAAAGATTTTTAAAACTTCCTTTTTTACCTAGTTTTTTACTCAAAGAAAAAACTTTATATACACCTGCATCAAAAGCAAACTCTCTAGCAAAACGTGTAACTCTAGAAAGACCTATTGCAGTAAAAAATTTCTGTTGATAATTCATTAATTTTTCTTGATAAGCAGACTCAGGTAAGGTTGTCATGTTTGTATTATAAAGTTCTTTTTCAAAATCTCCTTTATATTTTCTTTGTTTAATAAACCCTATTGCTTCAAAATCTTTTTGATTTTTAAAAGCTTGTTGAGCTAAACTACTAGAAGGTTTAATTTTATTTTTACCTAAAACAGCTCCTCCTGCAGAAGTTGCTCTAATCTGTCTTAACGCAGAACTAGCTGCAGCGCGTACACCACTATTTTGAATAACTTGAATTAAATCTCCTATACTCGGAACTACAACTTTAGTAAGTTTTGTAGTAGCTAGTAAAGTTTGTAAAGTTAAAGCAAAACTTCTTGCATTAACATTTGTATTAGGATTATAATCAAGAACTTTAAAATGAGAATTTATAGTTCTTGCTATATCTTTTAAGTCTGCTTTGTACAAATCATCTAAACTTTTATTTTCTGATAAAGTTTTAGCACCTTTTGGTAAATATTTAGAATAGTAATCTCTTAACTGTTTTCTAACAGCTATAAGACCTTGTCCTCTAGAACCAAAAACTCTAGAAAATTCAGCATAAGGAATAACATCATTGTAAAGTTTTAAAGTTGTTTCAATAGGATCTTGAACAAATAAATCTTTAGCTATTGCTCTTGCTTCTGGATCATATAGTTTTCTTTGAGTATCTAAAAACCTAGAAGATTTTATTAAGGGAGGATTTTTTTCTACAGATTTAGAAAAAGGATTTTGAACTCCATCTTGTAACATTTTTGAATCTACAATTTCAGCTCTTTTTATTTCATCAGCTCCTTTTAAATAAGCAGATGCTTTTGTTTTAGCCCAACTATCTACAGTTTTTTTGGTTATTTTTTTACCTTTCCACATAAACTCTCCCCTAACTTTAGGTTTAAGTCTATTGTTTTCCCATTGTTTTATAAAAGCTTGTGTTAAAATTTTCTTATTAGAAGGAACATTATATCCTTTCGCTGACACATTACGATACAGTTGTGTTAACCCATAAACTTCTTCTTCTTTTAAAAGTATTCCTGCATTTTTAATATACTGTTTAAATTCTTCTTGTAATAAAAAATATTTATTACTAGCTTCTAAAGCTTTTGTATTAGTAAGATCTCCTTCTTTTAAAAAAGTATACTCACTCTTTTTTTTCATACCTTTATTTTGTATAAGTCTACCTGTAGCAGCAAGATCTTCAGGACTTAACAAATCTAAAATGTCACTTAATTTATTTGTAAAAAGAGCAGTATTAGCATCAGTTAATTCTTCAACACTTTCTTGTCTAACAGTACCTACTTTTAATTTTGAACCAAAGCTTCTAAGCATGTCTAAACCAAACTTCTGCATAACAGGATTTGCTGCTTCAAAATATCCTGTATTAGAAGTAGCTATTAGTTTCCCTACTCGTTCTCTTAAAGTTCGTGTATATGCGTTTACTTCTTCTTCTTTAAGAATACTTGTCATGTCTTTTAAAACATTTCTACTAAGCTTATCGCTGTTAAAGTTTTTTATTCGTTTGTGAAAAAAACCTGCTACAAAACCTGCTGTTGCATATTCTAATATGTTGTTTTCTCTTTCAACATTGTAAGGAGTATCTTCTTCTAAATATATTCCTGTTATTCCACCTGCAGTTCCATAAGCTACAGGTCTAACAAGCTCTTGAACAAAAGCGCGATATAAATTTTTTCCTTTAGATCCATTCTTACTTGTCCATTCTTCATCGCTAAACAATCCTTTATTTAAAGCTTTTTTCCAAGATGCAAAACCAATAATACCTCTATCTTCAGAGAGTTTAATTTTTTCTAACTCTAAAATTTCTTTTCGTTTTTCTTTAATTTGTTCTTCTACTTTTTTTACAGCCGAAGATTTACCTAAAGGTTTTTCTTTAACTTTAGTTTTAGTTTTTTTAGCAGTTGCTGCTTTTTTTTCTGCTCTAGTTTTTCTAGCTTTGTCAATTCTTGTAGTTGTTTGTTTTAATAAAATATTTAACTCTTCTTCCTCTCTATACAATACTCCTAATCTTTTAAGATTTGAAGTTGCACTATTTATCATATCTGGATTTTCTAGTTCTACTTCTTCTGATATTTCTTCAAGTGTTTTTGCAGTTTTAGCATCGGGTTTAACAGGATCAGGAGTTTTCTTAGATAAAAACTTTCTAGAAATAGCATCAGAACCTGCTCCTGCAATAGAACCTACTCCAAAAGCAAGAGCAGTATTAGTAGCATTTGTTTCTCCGTAAAGAGTCATGTCTCTTAAAGCAGTTTCTCCTGCAGCAACTGTTCCTGAGAATAAAGCAGTAGATGCAATTCCTCCTTTAGCAACTCTAGTCCACGGCATAAATAGAGTAACTGGATCAGTAAAACCTGCGCCTACTCTTCCTAATAAAACAGTAGCATCTTCTTCTCTATCTTTAAAAATAGCATACTCAGGATTTTCTTCATAGATTTCTTGCATCCTTTTTTCTTCTTTACGTTGAGCTATTGATTTAACATCTTCTCCTGTTTTATAACTTTCATAATAAGAACCTGCTGTAGATGCTAAACTTGAAAAAATATGAGGTTCTGCTTCATATCCATATCCTAGTTTATCTGAAGTTGTAACCCATTCAGGAATTTCTGAGCTTGTATCGTCTTTAAAAGTAAAACTACCGAAAGGAGCATCTTCGTTATTATTAGTATTTAAATTAAAAGTTTCAATATCATTGTTGTTTAAAGAAGCATCGTCTTTAAAAGTAAAACTACCGAAAGGAGCATCTTGATTTACATTTTTCATTTTAAGACCTAATATTTATTAATTTTAACTCTGCGTCTTCTAATTGTTTTTCAAGCCTTAATCTCAAAGCTTGTGACAAATCTGTATTTTCTAATCGTTTTTTAAGATTAGGTATAGTAGTACGTTCTAATCTTTCATCTTCAGGTGTAAACATGCTTTTAGCAGCAAGAATTGGATCAAAGAAAACAGATGTTCCTGCTTCATCAATAATATTTTTTATAATTAATTCAGTTTCTTTTAATTGTTTTCTTGTATTTTTTATAGTAGAAGGGTTCTTATTAGCTTTCCAATTTTCATTATTTAAATTGTCAGAAAGATTTTTTGCTATTTTTATTTGTGTATTATAATTTTTTAATTCACTAGGCATAAACTTTTCTTTAGTTTCGTTGTCTGCAATATCAAAAATATTTACATCTACAGCATCTACATCAGTACTGGATTGATTAGCAATTCTTTCTGCTTCAGTTAAATTAAACAATGAATCAGTTTTAGTGTCAGTTTGAGTATCTTTTGAAGATGTAAACAATATTTTGTTTTCTTTTTTAAAGTTTTCTACAGCAGCATTTACTATATTATTAAAACCAGTATAAGTGTTAAAAAGCTCTGGATTACTTTGTTTTATATTTTCAATTTCAACAAGTCGTTTGTTAACATCACTAGGTTCGTTTATGTTATCACTATCATCCTTTAAAGTTTTTAACATGTATGTAAACAAATTACCTAATTCTACATTACGAGTATTTCCATTTATAGGGCTAGTAAAAGATATAATATCCTTTGGATTATAAATATCAAAATCTTTAGTTTGGCTAGTAAAATCTACTACTCCTTTATTCTCTGCAATATGTTCAGCTATTATCTGATGCGCATTGCTTGGATCAGAGTTATCAACAATAGTTCCTAGTTCAATATCTCTATCGTCTAAATCTAAAGGATTTGCTGCGTGTAGTTCTAATAATTTTTTAGTTGCAGCAATTATATAATCTGCATTTGCAATAGTTCGATACGGAGCATCATTTTCAACATCCCAATTATCTTTAAAATCTGTTTCTCTTAATTTTTCTGCTACGTTAATTACTTGTTGTCTCCATCTTTGTATAAATGGTTCAAAACCATCTGGATTGTTTTTGATAAGTTCAGGATTATTTTTAAACTCAGATGCCCAAAATTTATTTTCTAATTCTCTATAACTATAAGAATTATTTCCTAAAACAAAATATCCACTTTTACCTGTCGGCTTCGCATTTAAAGGACTGTTAGTAGCTGAAACATTTTGTGCAGTTCCTGCTGCAGTTCCCATTGCGTTTAATATAATATTAAGAAAACTTTGATCTCCTTTAGTTTCTGTACTCATACCTTTTTTAACGTCTTTAAAACTTCCTATTATATTACTTAATGCAAATACCTGTTCGTCTATTTTTCTTGCTTCAGCTAGTTTTCTTGTTCTTGTTGCTATACCTTCTAAAAAAACTTTACGATCATTATAATCAGCATATCCTTCAGGAAGTTTTAAATAAACTTTTTTACCAGAATATTCTATTCCTGAGTCAACACTTTCTAAATTTGTACTAGGAACAATTCCTTGATTTTCTAAAAATACTGTACCTAAATTAGTTTTAGAACTAACTCTATCTTGTATTGTTTTTATTGATCTTGCCACAGGTGCGCTATACTTTGTTATAGCTTTTTCTTTAGTTAAATCTCTAGGAACACCTCTTAAATCTGCATATAGCTCCATTTTTTGTCTTTCTAAAGGAAGACCTGCTTCTACATATTCATTTAAACGCTTATCAAATCTATCTTGATTATAATCTGCATCTTTGTCTCTATTATAATGAGCCTTTAATGTTTTTTCTGCGTCTTTTCTATATGCTGTTTCCCAATCATCTTCCGAAACATTATAAGCTTTGTTTCTTTTATCCCAAGCATCCCAATAATCATACTTTTCTGAAATCCATCTTGTACTTTGATCGGCTACAGGAATTAAAGAAAGATTTAACTCTTTCATTCTATCTTTAGTTTTTTGTCTAGTTTTTAAATTATTAATTCCAATATAAGCTGCTCCCCCACCTACTAACGCAGTAGCAATAAGAGTATTTCTATTCCTCTTTTTTCCTTTTTTCATTTCAGCTTGATATAAATCATCCATTTTGCTCATGCGCTAACTCCTTTGTCTAATAAGTTTTTTTCAGAAACATTTTCTATTTCTTCTTGTTCTGGAGCTTCCAATAAACTAGGTTTTTTAGGAGGAATAAACTCTTCTATTTTTTTAGAAATATTATCAGGAATAGATTTTTTTGAAAGTTTAGGAACAACTGTTTTTTGCATTGCTTCTATTGCTTTATTTAAACCTTTAACTTGTTCTTCTTGAGAAGAAGGTTCTTCATTTTGTTCTTTGTATATTTTTACATCTTGAATACCTGCTCTTTCTGCTAACGATAATACCATATACATAACAGGCTCTACTAATAAAAGCATTAAATCAGGATTCCACATACCTTTAGTAAATCCATCATAAAGAATAATTTGAGTAACTTCTCCTACAGATAAATTATTTCTAAGTAAATTAACAATAGAAAAAAACATTTCGTCTTCTGTTAACTCAAGAAAAGTAGCTTCAATAGCAGGCTGTAATTCAGTAAACTCTGGAGGGCTTTCCCACGGATATTGTTGGTCAGGGCTATTAACTAAAGATTGCCCTGCTATAGGTTGTTCTTTAGTTGCTAAAGTTTCTAAACCTTCTAGCTCATAATCTTTATATTTATTATCTAGTTGTTCCATTTTTTATTTCCCAGTTAATATTATATCATCTTCAAGTTCTTTAAAAAAATCATAGTATTCACTTTGACCAAAACTAGAATTTTTAATGCTGTCCATATAATCATAGTTACCATAATAAAATCCTTCATTAACTAATTTTAAATTACTCGCTCTTTGTGCAGGAGTTCTGTTAGCTATAAAATTAAAAGTTTTTCCATTTCCTAAATCTCCAGAAGTATAAGAATTTCTAGTAGACGATTTTAAATCTAGTTGATCGTCTAATAATTTTCTACTTTGATCTTCGATCAAATCTTTAGTTTTACCTAAAAAACTTTTACTTTCTTTATTATCAGAATATGTATTATCAACTATTTCATCTGCAATATTTGTGTCTGTATCAACAGAAAAATCAACTATATCTTCATCTAAAGGAGAATCTTTTATAATAAAATCTTTAGGTTGTTTTTCTTGTCCTTTTACCCAGTCTAAACCTTGATTAACTTTATCTGTTACAAAAGATTTTGCAATGTTGTATCCATTTTGAACAGAAGTTGCTCCTTTGTGAATACCTGTCATAAGATAACCTGCTGTTTTTCTAGCAATACTTTCATCTTTTCCTAAATTAATAGCTGTTTGTGCAAACCATCCTGAAGGATCAGTTAATCCATTAAAAACAGTACTGATAGTCCACGGCATTAGCATACTTAAACCTATAGTTCCTAAAACTCCTAAAGATTTTGATCCAAAAACATCCCCTACTTTTTCTACAGTTCTGTTTATTTCTTTACCTACTCTTCGTATAGTTTTTCTAATCCATCCCATTTTATTATCCTCTTGCTGTGTCTGAAGCTGTATATTGTGTTTTTGAAGTTCCTGACCACATAGTAGAAAGAACTGCTCCAACTGTTCTTATGTTTTCAGCCATAGAAGCTGCTGAAGAAGCTTGGTTAGCTAAAGATTGTATATAAATTTGAGCTGTTCTATCTTCTTCATTTTGAACAGCTTGAAAATCAAAAGCAGCTTGATCTCTTAATTCTTGCCAAAGAAAAGCTAATGATTGTCCGTTTAAATTAAAAGCGTTCATTGCATTTTGCATAGCAACTTGATTAGCTGCTGCAGTATTAATTGTATTAGCTTGTCTTCTCCAAGCTATGTTAGATTGTTCTACAGCTTGTGCGTTAGCTGCGTTCCATTGGTTTCTATTAAAAGCTAGTTGAGAATTAAATTTATCTATGTCTGTTTCCATTGCAGCTTTAGCTTTATTTAAATCTGCTTCAACTTGAAACTCTGTTGCTGCTGCTGCATTTGCTTGTTGTGCGTTAAACTGAGAAATACTATTTGCTGCTGCTGTGTTTGTTAATTCTATTTGTTGTGCAAGTCCTGCCATAAACTGCTGTGTTTGATTTTCACTTGTAGAGTTAAACTGTCTTGCAGCATTTATAGCTGACTGATTAGATAACATACTTTGTTGATTAATCTGAGCAGACAATATAGTTGCTTGTTGACTGTTACTAAGATTAGCCATGTCCATACCAAGAAAAGCTTGTGCATTTTGTATTTGTGCTTTTTGATAAAAATCAGCATCAGCTAAATTCATTTGAGCAGTAATGGCAGCATTTTGAATAGCTGTTTGTTGTCTATTACTTGCTTCAGTTAAACTTACAGTTTGTAAAAATTTACTATTAGATAAAGCTGTTTGTTGATCTGCGCTAAACTGTGCCATATCCATTTGAAATACATTAGAAGCATTTTGCAAAGCTGTTTGCTGTCTTGCTTGAGCATTAAATATTTCTTCTCTAGATTCTATTTCTCTTGACTGAGCTACACTTTGTTGTATTGCTTGTGCATTAGATTGTGCAACAGGTATAGCAGACTGTATTATAGCATTAAATAAATTATCTCTGCCTACACTTGAAGCAGATAAACCTCGTTGAGCTAACATCTGTTCTACTGCAGATACAGCAGGTTTAGCCCATGTAGGTATTTCTCCGCTTTCCATACCTTTTAAAAGACTGTCAAGTTGGTTAGATACTAAAGCTTCTTCAGGTAAATCTCCAATAACTCCTCGTTCTTGCTCTGTAAGATCCATTAAACGATCTTCAAGAGCTTCTGGATCGTTACCTAAATCTGTAATAGCTTGTTCAGATATACCTGCGTTACGAAGCTGTTTCTTAGCTCTTGTAACTCTTGATAAAGTTGTACCTGCTGCTTGAGCTGCTATAGCTGTAGCATTAGGACTAAGCGTACCAACTACTCTTTGTGTTAAAGCACCTTCTGGTATTTCAACAGTAGCTGCTTGTATTGGAGCAACCCTATCTACTTGTGCAGCTTTAGCAAGAGCATCATCACCTATTGCACCTTGTTGTCCAGCTATTAAAGTTTCTGTTCCTACTTGAGCTGCTTCCATTTGTGCAGCAGGTAACATAGCTTGTTGTTGGGCTTGTGTAAGAGTAGCGTCTTGTAATGTCATAGAAGCAGGATCAGTTATACCTGTAGCAGTAATAGGATCAACAGTTTCTATTTGCATAGTTTGTGCATCTGGTCCAGCTTGAACCATAGAAGGATCAGGTATTTGTGGTCCTTGTCCTCTTCCTTCTATAATATCTAAAGCTTTTTGTCTAGATGTATTGTCTCCAGAAGCTCCAATACCACCTGTATCATCTGTATCATCTGTATCATCTGTATCATCTGTATCATCTGTATCTTGTTCTCCACCTATATTTTGAAAAGTTTCAGAATAAGGAACTGTGGTAGTTGCTGCAGGTGACATTGTTCCGCCTGCTAATTCTGCACCTATTCTAGCTCTTTGTTCTGCTAACAACTGTTGAGTTTCTTCTGGAGTTCTTGGAACTGATTCTCCCCTAGCTGCTCTCATTGCATCAAAGGTAGCGTCTCTTGCTGCTTTATCTATATCATACTGTCCTGATTCTGTATAAGCATCTCTACTTGCTTCAAAAGAAGAACCTACACCGCCATATAAATAAGCAGCAGGGCTAATACTAGCTGCAGCTAATCCTTCTGCTATAGATACTTGACCTTTAACTCTGCCACTAGATGTTCCTTGAATACCATATCCTTTAGTACCAAAAGACGGTGTTCCTGAACCTGCTGCTGCTGCTGCTTCTTCGGCTTTAATTGTTTCTCTAGCTTCATCTCTTGCTTGCGCTACTTGTTCAGGTGTAAAACCTGCTGCAATAGCTTGGTCTGCTAAATCTTGTTGAAAATTTGCTAAAGCTTCGTTGGTAAATAATCCTCTAAAAAGATCTCCTACTCCTGCAAGAAGCGCACCAAAAAAAGAAGGTCCTTTTTCTATAGCTGTTTTAACGATTGTACTTGCAGGATTTGTAGCAAGATCAATAGCAAAATCTGGTCCGTTTTCTACTATTGTATCTTTAAGACCTTCTATAATTCCTTTACTTTCAATATTTTTTGAAGCTGTTTGTTGAGCTTGTTCAAAAGCAAAAGCTTGTTCTGGATCTGACATATCATATTTTTGAATAGGTTGAACAGGTCCTTGATCAATCATGTTCATCATACCGCCAGCATCAACAGTATAAGGAGTTTTTGCATCTCCTTTAAAAGGTATATTTAAATAAGTTGGAGGTCTACTAGGAGCAGAAGGAGCAGGAGTACCTGTACCCATGTCAGAAGGAAAAGCTATGCTTCCAAGTTTAGGAGCAATATCACCTCTTGTTTCTCTTAAATCTTTATCTTCAGGATCAAACTCTCTAAACGGAGCTTGTCTTTGTGGTGGTTGTTGTACAGGAGCAGGTCGAGATACAGGTTGTTGAACAGGTGTAGAAGCTGCAGGTTTTACAGGAGCTTTAGAAGTTCCTTGATGTGCAGGATCGTTTCTCCATTGTTCAAGAGCTACTTGATATTCATCATTAGATCCATAATCTCTACGACTAGGTCTTCCTCCATGTGCATATTTAACTCGACCACCCTTACGATAATCAGCTCTCTTCTTCTTATATCTTTTCCGTGCCATATTAATTCCTAG